AATTTATTGTGGTAGAGGCGCTTGTTAAAGAACCTGGGGAGAAAGTAAAATTAGATAATACGTTTCCTGATCCAGTAGCAGAAATATTACCTGTTGTGGAAATAATTGTGCCGCCAAAACTTATTGTTCCAGAAGAATCACTTATGTACCCTGCAGAAATTATCATTGTTCCAGAAACAAATGTTGCTCCTGTAATCACGCCTGCAGTAAGGCTTCCTGAAGTGCTTAAATTTGAAATACCAAATGTGATATCTCCGTTTGAATCTGAAATACTGCCGCTTGATAAACTCAGAGTTGAAATCTCTGCTGAAGTTTCTAAATAAGCGGTTCTAAATTTTATAGAAGAAGTTCCAAGATCATAAGTGTCTGTGACCGTAGCTCTAAAATGGTCATCGACTTGAACAAACCCAGTGTGGGCACCTACTCCGTCTCCGTTATTTGCGGCTAGGGTTAAATTTTGAGTAGATAAATTTCCGCCGTATATTTTTTGACCTGCATAGATTCCCGCAATTGGCGCTCCGCTTGAATCTAAATCTGATTTCCCCTGTTGATACACGTACAGGTCTTGAGTAATATCTGTAAAAGCCGCCAAAATTGAATCTGTAGACCAATCAAAATCAAAAACTTTATACCATAGGGGAGAAACATCCCCCTCGCGTTGTTCCCAGCGATAGCCCGCCTGGTTTCCGTCTCCGTCATTAAGCACTACTCGGTAATCATTTAAAGTATTGCCTGTTGAAGGCAAATCTCCTGGCGTTGCCACAGCAGCTTTATTATTTGGATAAAGAACTTTATAAAGCCAATTTAGCGCAGAATTAACGTCTGTCACTCCTGGAGCGGCGTTATTTGAATAAGCAAAATCAGAAAGCGTGTGCTTTAACGGATGTTGGGCCGGGGTCCAGACTTCAAATCTATGTTTATCAAACATCTCTTAACCCCTTTAAAAAGTTACCGTGAACGCAGAATCAGGAACCCAAGAAATATCCCACGTTGCGTAGCTTTCTTTTTTTCCTTTAAATACAGTTGAAGTCGCATTTTGGTAGACATACTCAGTGACTTTACAGGGCGTCCCTTGCGTAGCAAAAACACCCGCTTCAAAAATCTTAGAAGGTCTAAGCTGAGAATCTAGTTCCTGGTATTGTTTTGTTATTTCATTTTCATTTGTAATAATGTGTTCTGTTTTTGAAATATAAATATCTGCCACAGTAAAACTTGAATCAGGGATAAAACTTTCATCCCATTCTCCGTAACCGTCCTGTTTTCCTTTTAATGTGGTTGAAACAGTATCGACATAAATAAACTCAGTAATTATACAAGAGTCCCCTGTTTTTGCCCAATGGGGGGCGGTGTATAATAGAAGTGGTCTTCCGTATACATCCAAAATCTGACACTGCTTTATCAGTTCTTTACCGACAACGAGTAGCAGTTCTGTTTTTGTTGTTGGTTTACCCATCAGCCCAATCCTTTAGTTTTCAAAAACAATTGTTATACCAATTTCTGTTTTAAGCTCTATCCGGTAATCTGCCAAACCAAGCCTTGCGGCTTCGTCATGACAAGCTTGCTCAGACTCATGAGAACCCATGTACTGATATCCAAGTTCCGGATTTGATAAATCTTCTTTCCAAAGTTTATACATATTAAAACCCTTTTATTAAAACAAAGTTTGGCGTAACTGTAACCCCTGCTGTTGAAACCCTTGCCCGAATAAAGTTTGTTTGAATGTTTGACACAAATAAATTCACAGTTGAGTTGGCAACGCCTGTTAGCGTGGAACCAATTGCAAAAAATTCTGTGGAAACCCCGGTCTCTGATCCTTCAAGCTGCAGTATTGGCGCAGTTGTTGCTGCTCCAAGAGAAATCTGAAGCTGACAGCCTGTCGTTCCCGCAACGTATAAACTCGGAGTTACAGAATTTAGGGTAGTCAAAACAATAGAACGGTCTATCTGCTGTCGCACTCTGTCCGCATTTGTCCAACTTGATTGAAGCCTATTGATTGCCCGAGTAAACGAAGGAGTTGTTCCACTTACTGTCTGAACATATCGCACCCTATTTCCTGTAAGCGGCAAAGTAGGGGATTGATAAAATCCCGTCGCGGTAATTCTTGGAAAATCATAAACTGCGTACCAGTTGGTTCCCGAATCACTAGATTCTTGCACCTGAATATCAAGCGTTGGGGAAGTTCCACTTACTACAGTTACAGGAATAGATACTTTGTATGTTGCTCCAAATGTTGGAGTAAGTGTTGCTGTTGTTGTTGTTGTTGTAATTGCCGCTGATGCAACGTCCGCAATAGCTCCTGGAATTGCCGTTTGAGCAGAAGTCACTGAACTTACAGTTGAAACTGTTGTAACCGTTCCCGAGGCTATTGTGGCAGTTGTTAGTAAACTTGCCGCTGTATTATTTGCGACCTGAGTTACTGCTGCTGTAAAAGGAGTCTGCATGAACTTAGAAAAAGCTTGAATTGATCCGCCAGTGATTGCTGTAGATATTCTTAATCGTAAATATCTAAAGTTAACTGGTAAAATATATCCAATTTGAGAAGCTGTTGCTGTTATAGCTGCGACTATTGGCACGCCAGTTGTTAAAAGTTGATTGTACACTGGAACTGTTACAAAGCTTACGTTGTCGTTTGAACCTTCAAAGATAAATGCTCCGGCTGTACCCGTTGAAACAACTTGAATTAAAGCGGAGTGATATCCCGCAAGATCCGTAGCCGCTGTTCCTGATGCTGCAGTTAAAATATTGTTAACTAAAGCTGTTTGCGCCGATTGACCCGTAACATAACTATCTGTTAATAAAACTGATAACAAAGATTGGTCTGAAGCAATTGTAACTGGTTGAGACGCGCTCATTGTAGTTTGGCCAAGAGAAGGAGTCTTAGCATTAATGGACGCTAAATTACCCCCTGATTCTAAAGCTGCCCCGGTTGGCAGAACGCTTGAAGTAACGGCCACATTAGGAGTTCCAGAAATTGTTACACTCGGAGTTCCAGAAATTGTTGCTGTTACGCTTCCGCTAATTGGCTGAGTAACCGCTGATCCGTCTACTTTTAAAGATCCATCGGTATTTAAAAGGAAATGTCTCTTTAAGCCGCTTCCGTCTACTCCTGAAACAGAAACTGGATTTAATGAAGGAGCTATTCCAACCGCAGAAGTGCCGGACACTAAGATATTTCCTGACGTTCCAACTGCTAGAGTGTTCCCGCCAGAGGAAAGTCCGCTTATTCCTAAAGTTCCACTTACTGGCAGAGCGGATTGGTCTGAAGCAATCGTAACTGGCGCGGAGTTTGCCATTGTTGCTTGGCCATTTGGATTATTTGCATTAAAAGCCATATATACCCCTTAAATTACATTCCAGTTAGATCCATCAGAAACAAGATCGAGTGAATTATATTGAACATTTAAATTTGCAGAAGCGGACCCATCAATAGTTTGCCCAGAAGTAGTAGCGATTGTTACTACTCCAGAACCCACTCTTTTTACTGTGTATCGGTTTGTATTTCCAACAGCAGTTGGTAGCGTAACCGTAGTTGTTCCAGAAACAAAGTAAACATAATCAGTTAAAGATACTGCTCCAAGAGTTGTGGTAGAAGAAACCGAAAATATTAAACGAACAATTCCAGAAACAACAATTGCTGCTGCAAGATTATCCAAAGCCTGCTGCACAGAAGCGGGAACGCTTGTCCAGTCCCCTGGAGTTGTTGGCGTAAACGAAGTTGGCTGTTTGTTATTAAAAGTATTCCAATCAGTTGAAGATAAATAACCACTTGTAGAAGTATCCGCTTGAGCAATAGAAAGAGTTCTATTTGCAGATAAATCCCCCCCGCCTGCAAGCGGAGATGTTGTGCTAATTGTTAAAGTTTTATCGGCTTTAAGTGCAATTGCTGTAGCTTGAGCAGTAGAAACTGGCTTACTTGCATCAGAAGTATTATCAACATTTCCTAGGGAGAGATCTGCTTTTGCAGTTGGAACTTTTACCCAATCTGAAACCGCAGATCCGCCTTTAGAAAAATAAATAGCCCCAGATACTGTGTCTACATAGTGATGTCCAGCTTCAATTGGAACTGTCGCAGGCGCTCCAGCTATTTTAAAAATGTGTTGAACATTACTCATTATATCTCCACTAACTGGTTGCCCAAATTATCGGTCAAAAGGTTAGATAAATCATCTGTCAATAGGACTTGATTTCCATCAAATGAAGAATTCCATTTCCCATATCCTTCTTGTCTCCCTTTAACCGTTGTCGTAATTCCGTAATAAATAAATTCTTTCACTAGACAGGGGTCGCCCGTAATTGCGGTGTCACTTGCTACATATATTTTAGAAACGCGCCCAATAGCATCCAGTTCTAGATGCTCTTTATTGAGTTCATTTCTAAAAGATAGTAACATCTCTGTTTTTGAAAAAGCCAAAGTACCTCTTTAAAGAATAGGGCGAGGTTTTATCCCCGCCCAAAATTCATTAGTAAGCTGGAATTGAGTACATGATAGCGTTCTTCCAAGGAGCTTTACAAACCACATCCCCAAAAAAGCAATGGTCTAGGATGTAAGCATAGCCTGCAGTTGAACGAACTTCGAAATACTGTTTTCCGTCTGGAGCAGTACGACGTTTAAACATACCGTTTGAATAAACAGTAATTGTTGACCAATCAAGGAACAAAATAGCTGTGTCATCAAGCTCTTGGATTCCAACTAATTTCAAAGTCTGCCCAGAAACAGAACCGATTTCGATTGTGTCGTAGCCGTACTGAGAAACTTTTCGTGAACCAGGAACTATGTTAAACGCGCCTTTTTGTAACTCGATCACTTTTAAGCAAGATCCAAAATGTTTCAAGCTCATCAAAACTTCTGGAGCAGAGCCGCCCTTACCTAAAATTTGTCGTCTAGTATAACCGTCAAAAATTTTAGATAAAATGTTTGTAGCAGAAACCGCAGAGCCGTCAATTTGTACCGCTTGCAAATATGGGTACGCTGTTTTTGTTTGACCAAAAATAGTTGAAGTACCGCCGTTAGTAGCAGACAATAATTGACTTTTCAAGCTTGTGAAAGAAGAAGATTGTGCTCCTGGGTGATAACAAACTGCTGATTGTGCTACTGTGTAAGCTGCAACACTTGTTGCTGAGCCCCCGCGAGAAGACGATAGTGTTACTGAACCATTTTTTAATGTTCCGCCGTTAACATCAATCGCAATTACATAAAACGCTGCCGCTGCAGTATTTCCATCGTACAAGTATAATTTTTGATCGATAGAAAAACGGTCAATACGGTCAACTTCAATCACGCCGCCAGCAGTTCCATCAACAGTCAATGTCGCAAAAGCTGCGCCATTTAACATGTTCACAGATACAACCATTTTTAAGTTAGTGAGGAAATCATCAATTTGACCAGGCAAGATTTTAAGGAACGTGCTCTCAGGAATTTTTCCGTTGTGCTCCATTAAATCTCTGTGTTCAAACCGCATTGTACCCCAAACTTCTGGCTGAACCGAGATACCGCCACGTACATATTTGTACTTAGAAATATCGGTATCCGCCGCAAGTTGACCGAACTCAACTGAAGATGCATTTTGACCTTCGAAAGGAACAACTAAATTGCCGCCTTTCCAAGTGTCATCCATTTCAGCAGATTGAAGTAAATAATCCCGCTTCATCATTTCAGCTTTCATAAGCTCCATTGGTAGGAACTCGTTTAGCATGCTTTGAAAATCTCTATTAGTAGCCATTGTAAATTACCCCTTTTTTTAGGTTTTAAGTTATTGGCCTTCTCGGGCTTGCGCCTCTCTAGCCATTTTTTTAATATCATCGAGCGATCTCGGTGATTTCTTTATAGGGGAGCGCGCACTGCCCCCGACGTGTGGAATGATGGGCGCTTGTCCTTGAGCGGCGGCTTGTGACTGCGCTCCTGGAATTGCTGTCTGAGAAATTGGCGCACTTTGATTTTGTGCAGCCAAAAACCGTCCGTACTTATCAAGGGCTTTTTGCACAGCTTGGTCTGCTGGCAAGTCCTCTCCTGTTCGGGTATAATGGTTTGCGGCTTCCTCGATGACAAGATTCCGGAAAGATCCGATCTGTCCATAGACTTTATCAATTGCCTGCGCTTGTGACGAGACATCTTGACGAGCCATAACATTTTCAAGCTGCATCAACCTGGTTTCGGTCGCGAGCTTTTGATAACTTTGCTGAGTCTGTGAAAGTTCATTCTCATACGCATAATTCTGCTGTCGAACTTGAGCTTGTCTTTCAAGATCAGCCCGTTGTTCGGGCGGCAGTTGGCGCATTTGAAGTCTTTTTTCAACCCAGTTAAAAATTTCTTCTTCAGGAACTTTGAGGCCGCCAAAAAAATTATCCCAATCTTTGTTTTTTAAAAGATTGTTAAAATGGCTCATGGCTCTCATGTTCGGCTCAGTAGTTTGTTTGAATTGATCAAACTCCCCTCTAATTTTCTTTTCGTCCGCTTGGAATTTTTCCATAGCGTAGGCTTTCTCATGAAACTTTCGAACTTTTTCCTCAGTTTCTTTATCTTTTATCAGCGCACGAAAAGTTTCTTCAATTTCATGCTCTTTTCCAAAAGCTTTGAATTTGAAATTTGGCTGATACGCGAGCGGTGCCGCAGAAGGTTCTGAGGCAATAGGGTTAGCAACACTTCCTTGTTCTGAAGCGGCGGCAGGTGCCGAAGCAGCCTGAGTTGTTTGTGTAGAGCTTGATTCGGCGCTACTCGATGTTTGGTCACTGGATGTTGCTCCTGATGAAGCCGTTTCCTGTGACGAATTTTCTGTCGTCATTGCAGTCTCCTACCAACCATTCCCTGGTTTGGCATTGGGGGAGCCATTTGTTGTAAAGGCTCCTGTTGTTGGTTAAATTTGGCAGCAATTTCACTCGCTACCCCTTCTCCTAATCCCGCAATTACTTCCTGGGCAGAGCCCTGAGAAGCCAACTGCTTAATTAACCAATCAACTGATTCCGCAGGGAGGGTTGCCCGTACAGGGCGATCTGGATTTTTTGGATCAGCGACATAATAGTCAACTTTGATCTTTGCTCCTCCGCTGGGGATAAACTGCGACTGCGCTTGTTTTATTTCTTCTTGTTTTTTCTCCTCTAAGCCTTCGTAAAGATCCACTAGCTGCGCGTAGCTCTGCTGAATCTGAGGAGATAAAAATTTAAAATCACTCATCCGCTGTCTTGCCGTGAGTTTTTTTATCATATAAGGACCGTCATCATATTTATTGGGCATCGGCTGCTCGCCCCGGTCAAGAGCTAAAATCATGTTTACAGCACTGTCATAATTTAAGGTCATGTCACTAAAAGATTCATCAAAATTCCCAAAAGGCATTTGCCGCATGAGTTTTCCGATTTCTTCTTTATCAAGCTGAGAGCCGACATATTGAAGCGCATGATTTATCGTAAGCTGTCTGCCCATCATGGTTGTAATGTCATCGTTCATCGGCTCAGCTTTTACTTGATAACCAAGCTCCGTCGTATTTTTAAATTCTTTGATGTTTACAATCTCGGACCGGCCTACCATAGGGACCAGCATGTCCTCTGTAAAATACTGTCGCGCAAGTTGAAGGTAAGTGATGCACTGTCTGCATAAAAAACCTTCAAACTTATCAGAGTACAGCACAAATTTTTTCTTATCTCTTACGGACATAAATAATTGTCCAAAAGGATCATTCGCCATTTCTTTTAACTGCGAATCTTCAGCAATATTTGCGACCTGATACATTTCGGTCACTTGGCCTGTTGCATAGGTTGTAAACTGATCCCCGGCTCGTCCTTGCAAAATGGTGGGGGCCATTCCAGAGAATTGAATTGATCTGATCCCCGGAAGTTGAACTCCCGTGGTAATTTTTGTTCCGCTCTGAATTAAGAGCTTATCATCCCCTAAAGTAACCTGATGTTCTGCAATTTTACTTGCTACACGATTAATTTCAGCTTGATAAGGTCTCAACTGTTTTACAATTGATCTATGACGAGCGGAGGTCTGAATTTCATCAAATCCTTCGTAATCAATTGGAAAAATCCCATAGGGAAGTTCGCCTTCAAATAAAATCCCGCCCTCAACTGTAATATAGAAATATCCTAACGGATAATCTACGCAAGGACGGAAGTAATATTCTTTAAACATGATTTGATTCTTAGATTTCTGATAATTCTGTTGGTTTCCATCAAAAACCACAAAAGTATCGTCTTTTTGTTCAGACAACCATTTGAGTTTTTCTTCGTCATCCCCAACCATGGCCCTTGCTTCGGGAAGATCAACCATTTTTCTAATAATAAGGTAATTTGATTCGGCCATGCTTTTTGCGGACGGGTTTCTAAGTAAATTAAAAGCATAAAGACGCTCAATAATTAAATCCCCAGAAAAGGCCGCAGTTTTTGAAGCGACCATTTGGCCCGATTCATCCATGACCGGATTTCCCGCCTCGTCCATCTGCGACCGAAACCCCAAAAACTTTCCAGCATTAGGGTTCCAAAAGATTTTAGAAGCGACCTCTCCGATATCAATGAAGTCTTTCGCAAATTGCTGCGTTTTTAACTTCATCCCCTGTTTTTCCCTACCATACTGCCAAACAGAATCATTTAATTCTGCGGCTTTTGTGTCTTGAAGCTCTTTTGGATTTTTAGGGGTTACTTTTACGGAAGGTGCGTGTTGAATAATATTATTAATGTAAGTTTTTGTAATTTTTTGAATGTGGTTTTTTGTGAGCCGGAGCTTTTGCTCGTTTGACAGGTCTTTTGAATCACGAATCCTGTTCCAATATTTTGCGTTTTTTCTAGTGTAGTGCTCGCCAGCTACGAGCAAGATGTTTGATCTCTGCTCAGTGAAAATATCCTGATCGGCATTATCCGCCTCTGAATACATTTCGTTTAATTCACTAATGCTGTGGCGCTTGGGCTCTTGCTCGGGTTGGACGGACTGTGAGGGAGGCGTCGATTGCTCGCTGCTCATCATCTGCGATTGCATCCCCGGCTCGGTCATCCTCTAATTCTCCTTCAATCAACAATTGCTCGTATCTCTGAGGATCAGCGACCGCCATGTGGGCTAAATCTTCTTGATCAAGTTCTTTCGAACTCTCCTCTAGAGCTTCCTTTTCAACTTGTTGGGTTTGAACTTCATCGTCCTTGGTTTGGAAAGATGACAGAGTTAGAGACGAAGCCTTGGTTTGGCCGCCAAAAACTACTTTGAAATCCCCTATAGAGATTTCTGATACCCCTTGTTTCGCACAAAAATCTATGAGCTTTTTAATTTCAGAGAATTTCATTGCAAAAACCTTTACACATATCAAGGTTCCTGGGCGTCGTTCCAGAAGTCAAGCTCATCCTCAATACTAGGCTCGGCTTGTTTCCCGTTTCCCATGAACCAATCGCGACGAATGTCTGAACTAGTTTTTTCTTTCTCCCCTTTTATCTCTAGAAACTGATCAACCTTTGGGTCATCAACATCTAAATCAGAAAAATCCCAGGGAACTGCCATGACTGCGTAACGAAGCGCATCACAGAGGTCATCTTGTGCTTTTCGTTTATCTCCTGTTGCGGACAGGGACCTGACTTCTGCGCAAACTTTATCAAGCTCAGGATCTCCGGTGTAAATCTTAAGCATCCCGGTTCTGAACAAAGTGTTCAGCATCGAGTAGCCGCTTACGTGGTCTTTCTCGGCGGGACCAAAAGCTTCACCTTTTGAACTAACGTGAAGAAAAAATTCACGAGAGGCAAAATCATATTTTTGCGCAGCCATAGGGAGCTTCCCTTTGAGCTCGCGATACTTGGCATAAATATCAGGGCTGGCAGTATTGATACCGTCTCCTCGCCATGCGCGCCAGACCCTACCATTTTTATAATCGGGAGAGACCGCGAGGAAAACGATAGCTGCCGGGTGAGCGGTCCCGCCTGATCCTGGATCAACACCTGAGTAATGAAGCCAGTGTCGAGGCGGCGGATGATAATCTGCTGTATTTCTTTCGAAATCAAAGGAGGGGAACATGAGTCCCTCAGATTTAACAAACTTTCCAAAAATCCTCCTCTGCTTTTCAGCCTCTGTAGGACATTTTGCCTCTGCTCTTTTTATTTTGGCAAGCGTCCAATGACTGGCAGACCCATCTTCATAAAACTGACAATCATAAACAGACACCTGTTTTTTCCAGGCATTCGGATATCTCTCCTCAGATTTACTTGAGGGTTCCATGGTCTGCGACCAATAAAGCTGACCAAGAGTCGCCGTAAAAACCATGTGAAAATATCCATCACTCGAATTAAGCCGGGCTTGAAGCTCAGGCACAAATTCAACCGGCATTTCTTCATCCGCAAAAATAGCGTAAACAGTTCCAGACTGAAGATCTTTAATCTTCTGCGCGTAAGTCTTAAAGTAAATCGTTACTCCCGATTTAAACTCAACCTTTTTAATAGAACCTTTCTCATACACCGCTTCCCAACCATATAGGGGATCGTCCTTATATTTACCACGCGGCAAAAACTGCGGCTCCCACTTTGTCTCAAACTCAATCTGTGCCACCTCGTTTGTCGGATAAAAATACCAAAACTGATTGGGCCTCTGATTTGTCATAAGGCTTGGCCAAAGCCTGGACCATATTTTTTGTTCCGTGGCCCAATGAATTGCTTTTCGAATCTGAGTGGAGCTCTTGGATATCTGATTCGCGGCACATAGGAAATTTTCCCTGTTCTCACTCTCAAAAAATTCCCGGGCCCATGGGTACCACTTGTAACCATAAAGGTGCGGGAGGCCCTCGTGAAGTTCGACGAGTTGTCGCATGAGCACAAGTTCGCGCTTTTTTAATTCTAAGATTTCAGCTTCAGTTAAATTATTCTGTTTCATCAGGTGCCGGGGAATTTAACTGTAGCGTTGATCCCTCGAGCCGTAAGCGCAGAGCCTCTAACTCATGAGCAAGCTCGTCTTTCGTCACACCTTTAGGTGCGTCCGCTGACTTATGAAGATGCAAAGATTTTTGCTCAATCCGCTGAAGTGGTGAACCCTTAACTCTAGCGTCTAGGAACTTGATCGCGTTTAAAACTATAGCCGCATTGTCCTTGTTGAACGAACCGCGCCCTCCGTCCGGAGACATGTTATATAGGGGGGCTGTAAGAATTTCTTCCCTGAGCCGCTCGATCCCGAAGTCTAAAGCTTCTTCCGCTTTTTTATCAAAGCTTGTCGGCGGATGAAGAAGCCACGCAAATACTTCTTCTTTGCGAACAACATACACGTCCCAAAAAACAGTCGAGCAAATATCCGCGCAGACTGCTGTCGGACTTATGAATTTCGCATTCTGGTCAATGGTCCGTTTGTACTGATCCCAGAATGAAATTTTTAATCGTCTCAAAGTGGGAGTGATCGAGAGACGGTCCTCGAGCTCAATTAGGGGAAGGTCTCTTACTTCCTGAGACAGGTCTCTTAAAGATTCCATCAATCTCGGGCTAAGACACTCTTCAATCGGTCTAGCTAAGACCTCTTCATCCAAAACTTGGGGAACTAAAGCTTTTTCTCGCATCCCTCAATCGTAGGCAGGTTTTTAGGGTCAGGCAAGTGCTTAGCTCACAACCTCTAAAAGAAACGCGTTCTCTTGCTGAAGTTCGACGGATTTTTGTATAGACCTTTGTGCATGTCCAGCCATCATACCAATGGCTTTTTCATAGGCCTCGACACTTTCTTGTTTTTTAGACTGCTGAAACTTAAAAGTCTCAATCCTGGCATTTAATTTTCGTATCTCTTTTTTGAGAGCCTTTATTTCTTGGGCTTTTGTCATCAGATTCTCCTAAAGTGGACCGAGGCCCCGCGCGACTGGGGCTATTGAGATCCGGTGAGGCCAGTTATTCTCTTTTGTTACCCCGGCAATCCGGTGCGTGTCTCCAGTGGCTCCATAACAGGTCCCGAATCCTGTCGGTCTCCACAGCTTTCCACGCCGCTCGGTCCGTGGATGTTGTATCAAAAAAATTTTTAAAAAAATAGGGGTCCGATGCACATAGTAAACATTATCCTTTGACCCCCCAGCCCCCGTATCGAAATGAATGTCTCACCGACCAGTTATCAGAACGACGCGCACCACTTACGAACGCACCATTGTTAGTCGGATCATTGTGACTTGGTTGACTGTGTCTTGGTTCGGGAGTCGTGGCCCGCGATCCTCGGTGCTTAGGCTTTTGATCCTAGGGGTTTGGTTCGTTGACGAACGTGCGTCGTCTATATATTAACAGTTGACTCGAGTTTCACTTTGAGAATCTTTTTTTAAAATACTTGCAAAATACTATTAAGTTTGTTATTCTGTAACCGATAAGTAAGTATGTCTGAGAGAATAACCTCTCAGAGTTTCCGAAAGGATGTTTAAAATGTTTATTACATACCGACAAATTCGCTCAGTTATAAAGTCAAATTTTTCAAATATTGATATCGAAAAAAACCAGTTTGGTATTTTTATTTATTTTGAAAATGGTGAACAAGTTCGCATTTCAATATTATCTGGTCGCAAACAACATAATGACCAAG